GCCGTAAATATTTGTTTAAATCCCCCGTTACATTTGGCGGTTTGTTCGCTTTTTTTAATGTGTTCGCTAAAGTTAAGTCCGCGCCGGTATTTTTGGGTTTTACTTCTTCAGTAAATAAAGATGGCTGAATAACTTTAGGCGCGGGCTGATCAGCGACCGCTTCAGGGGTCGCTTCAGGTTCCGGAGTTTCCTGATCAACTTCGGGCAGGGCGGGGGAGTCATCTTCAATTACTTCAACGGTTTCAGCCGGAACAAACTCGCGGGGCTTGGGTATGTCATAATACAAATTGGCTTCAGTGCCGTTTTTCTTTGCATTCAAGAATGAGAGGGCGAGTTTGTTTTTGTCAAGGAAATACACATCGCCCCGGCTCCGCGTGATTGCAACATAAAATAAATTATATTCCTGAATGATGTCTTCAGGCGTTGAAGTATCAAATATCAATGGGAACTTTTCAGGGGTTAAAATAAAGACCGTGTTGAATTCAGCCCCCTTTACCGAATGGGCGGTCGCTACGTCGATCGCCTCGCCCTTTGGTTGGTTGGCTGGGTCTAATTTTGTTTCGATTTGGCTGATCAACCCTGAAGAATTTATCGCGCTGAATGTTTCATGTAAATAAACAATGATTTCAATATTGTCTTTTAAACGCATTAAACGCGCAAGGGCGGACGCATCGGTTTTAAGGATGTCTTTGGTTTTTAATTCTTGGGTTTCATAAAGCTGATTAGCGAAGTCGGGCAGGGCGGAATAGCGGAAGCCCTCTAATTTTTCAATGTCTTCAATTACTTTGATAATTGGCGTGATTAGGTCGCGGGCTTTAATACGGGCAGGCTTACCTTTTAATGTGAGCATGTGCCAACACTTAATTAATTCAGCCCCCGTCCGCGATAACATCGCGTCGCCGGGTTTCGCCATTTCAATTAGGTCTTCAGTGTTGATGTGGGCAATAACCCCGTCCTTGTTATCCTCATGAGCAAAGAACACGCGCTTAACAGTTCTCGCTAGTTTTGCGGTGTTTTTGGTAACTCTAAAGGAAACTGATAACTTCCCGACCTGCTCTTTACGAACTCCCCAAAACCACTGGCTATTGAAGAAACCGTTATTGTCAGCCCCGCGCCATCCGTTGATCGCCTGTTTATCATCACCCGTTAAGCAAATATTTCCCAGCCGTTTACCGCCCCTGATATATAAATGTTTTTCAACTATTGCGCGGTCTAATGGACTCATATCTTGCGCCTCGTCAGCAAACACCCACATATACCTGAAGCGGACTTTCCAGTTTAAAACAACGGAATAATAAACCATGTCAGTGAATGTTACCCAGTGCTTAACTGACGGCTTCAGGGGGCTTTTAATTTTTATACCCGCTTTTGCCAAGGGTGCTTGTATTTTATCCCAAGCGTCGTGGGGCTTTTCCATCATTAGATGGTTAAGTTCAAGGGCGGGGGCGAGTAGGGTATTCAGCCAGCCGTGGATCAAAGGGCATTCTGAAACCGTTAATTGATAACGGGTTGATAATCGAGCAACAATATCCAAATCGCTGGGGTTGAATTCGTCAAGCGCGTCGCCGTCAGCGAGTCGCCCTCCTTGAAATATTTTTAAAACCCAGTCGCTTTTCCGGTCGTGGTCGATTGTGGTGTTGCATTGCCAAAAATTAATTAAATCCACCAAATAGGACTTTGCTTGTGCATAGGCTTTATCAAGGTCTTCAGGCTTATATTGTGCAAGTTGTTTGTAAGCGAGTTTTGTTGTCAGCAAGTATTCAGCAATAGTGCGGGCTTTGAAATCGTCAATGGCGACAATCTGATCAGATTTATCATAGTCGATTTTGTAATATTGAAAGAATAAATTATAGGCTAAACCGTTGAATGTTTTAGATTTTGCCTTGGGGTGAATTTTCAATTTCTTCAGCTTGTTTTCAATTTCATGTTTAATCTTTGAATTGAAGCTGACGAAAACACAAGAATGATTTTTAGGAACGACGTTTTCAATTATGTGCAGTCCTGTTGCTGTTTTGCCGACCCCCGCGCCTGCGTTTACCGCCATTGAATTTACACTGAATGGCTTCTTTGTTTCGGGGTTAAATTGCATGTCGATCATACGGCGGGCTATTCGCTCTATTTCTCTTTGCTCGTCCGTTGGTGGAAAATTAAGGGCTTTTAATCCTGACATAGTAAAACTTCCTTTATATATATCATCTGACTAGAAGACTGGTTATTCATTAAGAATATTATACCTCGCTTCGGGGGTCACTTGCAAGCCGTTTGCAATATGGAAAGAATTAATATAGAATTGATTTACTGAATAACTGATAATACCATGCGGACATGAAAATGATAAACGTGCAACATGGCAACAATAACGACGCAACCGAAGCGATTAAAATCAACCTTGAGCAGAATGGGCTAAATAAGGAGAACTTATTACGCTTACCTTTACGGGCATTCTGGGCGGGGGCGGTTGATGGTCGTCCGACTGAATGGTTGGCTTGCTTCCTCATGCGTAATGGTTGGATACCCGACCTCGCGTATTGCGACCCAGCTTATTTCAGTCCCCCCCGAAACCGGAACCGAGTCCCACTTGGTTTTCAAGTTACGGTTTACCCCTCTTTCGATGGGGCGGTCGGGCGCGTATGTTCTAATTGTTGCACTCAGTTCCCCCTAACGGGATCTTATTGGCACCGCGACCCTAAAGGGCGGGGCGGTTGGCAGTCACTTTGCAAGTCGTGTCGCAATGAAGGACGGCGGGCTTATTACAGTCGCGTTAAGAAGTGTTGATTTAAAGTTGTGACGGAATTATTGCAAAGTCTTAAATTAATGGTAGAATTGATTTAATGCTTAAGGTGTCAAACGGCACTGGCAGTAGTAGTTATTCGGGCGGGGGGTTGAACGTTTTTTTTGTTCAGCCCCTTTTGTGTTTTTTTTGCACGAACAATCCGTTCTGGTTATGAGGAATATTAAAATGGTATATGTTGACAATCGCGCAATCGCTACAAATGACGACAATGGCACTGTTAGAACAATCACTGCTACAGCCAAAACTCTTTCAGATTTAGGATTTTCAAAAGCTGACATTGAACGAGCCAGTTCTGTTTTAGTCCATGTTTATGATGAAAATGTTTTGTGGTATTGCGACGGCACGACCCCTGTAGTATCAGGGAATCGCGGGCACTTAATCACGGCGGGCACATCGTTAACGCTTGACAGTGACGAAAACGTAAATAATTTATCAATGATCGCGGTAACTGGCACCGCTACGGTTGCCATTACATTATTCGGGGGCTAATGTTTTGACTGATCAGAATCCCAAAGTTGCAAAGGGTAAAGTCGCCGACCTGAAACAAGACCCCGCTAATGCCAACGCCGGAACCAAAAGAGGCGGGATGATGCTTAGTAATTCGGTCGCTAAAACGGGGCTGGGGCGGTCGGTTGTTACTGATAAAAACGATTATTTGATCGCGGGCAACAAAGCAACGTCGACCGCTTCTGACGCGGGGCTTGAAGATACTATTATCGTCGAAACGGACGGGACTAAGTTAGTCGTTGTTAAGCGCACTGATTTAGATTTATTATCTGAAGAAGAAGATAACCCCGCCCGCCAATTGGCATATTATGACAATCGCGCAGGGGAAGTCTCACTTAAGTGGAACGCCGAGCAAATTATTGCTGATCAAAACGCCGGACTGGATTTAAGTAAATTCTTCACTTCAAAAGAGTTAAGCGCGTTGATTTCACCCGCGCTGGTAAAACAAGAATCTGAAAACGGGGGCATTCAAGAAAGTCCCCGCGAAGAAGAAATGAATAAGCTACAAGGGAAGTGGGAAACCGAAGTGGGGCAACTTTGGGTTATTCCAAGCCTCCAAGGTAAATTTAAACACCGCTTACTTATTGGCAGTTCGACGGACGCTGATCAGGTGAAACGTTTATTCAATGGCGTTAAACCTGTATTAATGGATACCGACCCCCCATACGGGGTTAATTACGACCCGTCATGGCGACGTAAAATTGATGCAAAAGCCAGCCACGCTTCAGGGGTTGTTGCCAATGATGACAATGCGGACTGGACTGAAGCCTATATTTTAGCTGATTGTCAAGTCGCCTATGTGTGGCACGCGGGCTTATTTGCAGGGGCGGTTCAAGATAGCTTAATCAATGCGGGTTATGAGATTAAATCGCAGATTATCTGGAATAAATCAAATCATAGCATTGGGCGGGCTAATTATCACTGGAAGCATGAGCCATGCTGGTACGCTGTTAGGAAAGGGATGTCGTCAAATTGGCAGGGCGACCGAACTCAAAACACGGTCTGGGATATAAAATCGGCAAATGCGGGTAAACTTGACGGGGAAGGGGACGAGTCGACTGGGCATTCTACACAAAAACCCCTTGATTGTATGCGTCGCCCTATCTTGAATAATACCGAAATAGGGCAGGGTGTTTACGATCCGTTTTGCGGTTCCGGCACAACCTTAGTCGCTTGTGAGCAAACACGCCGACAAGGTTTCGGAATGGAACTCGAATCCCATTATGTCGCGGTTATTCTTGAGAGATTAGAAAATATGGGGCTTCAGCCTGAACTCGAAAAATAAAAGCCCTTATCAATTGACAAGGGCTTTTATTTATTAAGCGTATTGAAATCCCGCTTTGATCAGGCGACCTGCTGTTCGGGGGCTATCTGCTACCCAGTAAGGGCGGGGGTCGTCTTGGTTTCCTAAAACAACGTTAACGCGGTAAGTGCGGGTTGAACTGTTTGAACATTCAATCGCATCCGCTAATTCCGCAAATTTCATAATTTGGTTACGGGTTACGTTTGGTGCGATCATTTCGTTATGTGTCATTCGGTTAATTCCTTAATTACTATCTGACTATATACATATTGTAATCCCAAGTGGGGAAACTTGCAACCCCCACTTTCTAGGGGGGGGGAGGTTGTTGCATGAAGGTTGATAACGCTAATGCACATAGGGTTGAAATACGTCGGTCGCTTGTTTCGGAATTGCGAATAAAGGGTTTAACCCTATATGAAATCAAAGAAGCCTTATGGAGCCACAGCCCGCCTATATATAACCTAAAGACGGGTAAACCCTTTTCAGCCGAGACAATCCGCAAGGACTTGAAGGTGTTGAAGGGTCGCTGGCGCACTCGTGCTGATGAAACAACCGACGATCATCAAGCCCGCCAATTAGAGGAAATCAATCAGATTAAGCGGGACGCATGGGCTAGACAAAATGGAAACTTAGCATTACGCGCCCTTGAACTTGAAACAAAGTTACTGGGTACCTTGGCACCGACTAAGATTGAATTGTCAGGAAATATAACAATAGAATATGTTGCTAAGGTGATGAAAGAAATGGAAGACGCGGGGCTAGACCCTGCGGTCGTGTTTGAAAGGCTTATTCAACGGGCGCGTTATGTTAACCGATCAGAAAATAGTTGATTTTGTTCTTGAAGAAGAATTCGGTTTCGAGTATGTGAGCGACGACCGCTTAACAGGAATCGACTGGGCACCCTTCCCAGATTCCCCCCAGTCTGATGCTTACTTAAGCGAAGCTGACGAATTGTTTTATGGCGGGCAGGCGGGCGGGGGTAAAACCGATTTAGCTTTAGGGCTAGCCGGAACCGCGCATAAGAACTCGCTTATTATGCGTCGCGTATTCCCGTCGATGCGATCAATGATTGAACGGTCGCGGGTGATTTACAACACCTTTGATAAAGATCGCCATCACGACTCCTACAATGAGTCGCTTCATGTTTGGCGACTTGGCTCCGTTGGGCGTATGGTTGAATTCGGGTCGCTGGTTCATTCCAAGGTATTACAAAAGTATAGAGGTCGTCCCTTTGATTTTTACGCTTTTGATGAAATAACCGAATTTACCGAAAGCATGTACAGGTTTTTAATCGCTTGGAATCGTTCGGAAGACCCCGACCAGCGATGTCGGGTTGTCTGTACCGGAAACCCGCCTTCAGATATAGAAGGGGAGTGGGTTATTAAATACTGGGCCCCTTGGTTAGACCCTGACTATATAAACCCCGCCGAGCCGGGGGAATTACGCTGGTTTATGACTATTGATGGCATAGATACCGAAGTCGAAAAAGATTATAAAGTCGAAATTGAAAAAGGCGTTTTTGTTAAGGCTAAAAGCCGGACGTTTATTCCGGCGAAATTATCAGATAATCCAGTGTTGATGAAAACCAATTACATGGCAACGCTAAACGCAACGCCGGAACCGTTACGCTCCCAGTTACTGTTTGGTGATTTTGGACTGAAGCCCGCCGACGATGACTGGCAAGTTATACCGACGCAAGCGGTATTAGACGCGCAAAAGCGATTTAGGGAAGGCGAACGGCCCGAATTAGCTTTGAAGGCTTGCGGTTTAGATGTTGCGCGGGGCGGGGCTGACAACAATGTACTGGCTAAATTGTACGGTTCGTGGTTTGACCCCTTAGAAGTTAAGCCCGGAGTGGAAACCCCCCGAGGTTGGGATGTTTCTTACTGGGCTTTAGACCTAATGGAAACAAACGCGCTGATCGGTGTTGATGCTATAGGCAACGGCGCGGGGGTAATTGATGCGCTAGAACTTGCCAACGCTGACATTATTGAAATAGTAGCGTCGGAAGGTTCCGATGACACTGATCAAACGGGCCGGTACGGTTTTAAAAACGTCCGTTCACAGATGTGGTGGCAGTTCAGGGAAGCATTGCTTGACGCTGATCAGCTTGTCGCACTGCCGGACGACCGTGAAATCAGAGTCGAATTGTGCGCCCCTCGTTTCAAAGTTGTAAATGGTCAATATCAAATCGAGTCGAAACCTGACATTAAAAAGCGTATAGGGCGATCAACTGATAAAGCGGACGCAATAATTCAGGCATGGTATACAGCCCTATATGCCGATGTAAACAATGACGAGGTACACGTATGGTAGGTTTTAACTTTTTGGAAAAGCTGTATAGACCGAGCAACGCTGAAGGCATAAAAACATATATGCACCAGTTGAATGCTTACTTATCAAGTAAAGACGTAGAAATTCCCAGCGCGATTCAGCTTGCACACTTGCGCCGAGTTTCACCCCCAAATTATGTGAATTCACAAATTCGGTCGGATAATGTCGGTAAATTTAAATTCAAAGTATTTGACGGCGATCAGGCTTTACCGGAACAACACCCGCTTACATTATTCTTTGCTGGTAAGCATCAATTCGCGGACTTAATGCGTCGATCTGAATTATCCCTTTGTTACTTCGGTTACAACTTACTTTACAAGTTGCGCCGGGATAATGATATTCCAACCAGTTTAAAATGGGTTAACCCTACGATTTACGACACCGACCCGCGTTCCCAAATATTGCGTTGGCTTATTCGGGGTGACACTGACAACCGCAAGTGGGAGGATTATTTAGAAAGAACTATATATCCTCATGACGCGGTATGGCTAACTGAAATTGATTTACTCGATGATTACGACGGGCTGGCTCCGGCTGAAGTCGCCTATATTACCGCCATGATCGGTTATGAAGTTGATACAACCGAAAAGGCTACATTTGAAAATGGCGCGGTTCCGCCTTTGCTATTTCAACCAGCCGTTGATCAGGCTAAAAATGTTAAGGTTAACGACTCGTCATTGCGTAAGTTAATGGCAAGCATGTCCCGCGCCCTGAAGGGGAGTCGGAATGCGGGCACTAATTTCGGAACAGTTCAACGCTGGGACGTTAAAGAGTTAAGATCAGCGTTTAAAGATTTGCAACTGGGGCACTTAGATGAAAAAGTGTGGCAAACAACAAGCGCGGTTTATGGCGTTCCACTTTCAATGGTTGCTTCCTATCTTGTTTCTTCAGGCTTAAGTCGATCAGAAGATAGCTCGGATTGGGCGCAAAGCTGGCTGTTACCGCGTGGCGAGTGGTATGCTTCGCACTTCACAGAACAATTAGCCCGCGATTACAAATCAACATATAGAGTTGAATTAGATAAAGACTCCGTCCCGTTTTTGACTGAAGACGAACTAAAGAAGATTGAAACAATCGAACTTAAATCAAAAACGGGCGCGATTTCGTTGGACGTTGTTCAGGTTGCGCTGGGTGAAAAGCCCGCCCCTGAATTTAAAAATTTGCATTGGTATGAAGGCGTGGGCTGGGTACCGATTGCGGACTTTAGAAACGTATGGCGGTATAACCTTGTTATTGCCCCGTCAACAATCAACGCGGGTATTATTCCGGGAGATGAAATCCCCCACGCGAGTGGGCAAACTGATCAAGCGTTGTTAGCCCAGCAAGCTGAAGCCGATAGCCTTCAGGCGACCGCCCAAATTCAGCAGGTCAATGTAGACCGTGAGCGCAACCGCGCCGACGTTGAAATTGAAGAAGATAAAGTCGAAATCGAAAAAGAAGACGCTGGTAACAAGCAAGTTAAAATGCCTTACGGTTATATTGATCAATCACATCTGGACAAACTCAAAGCATTGCCTGACTCGATTCGGCGGGCGTTTACAGGTAAAGCCGTCACTGATCATTTGTACTCGTCAATCACATTGACTGACGACCCCGCTATAACTGAGTATTGCGAACGGCTGAAGGAACAATTCAGAAATGATGATATTGAATGGGTTAAGCCTGAAGAATACCATGTAACGCTGGCTTATTCGCCTAATGTTTCACCTGATCAGGCGAATGAAATAATCGCCGACGTTCCGGCTGAATTAGATTTTCCCGTTTTGGTTACTCATTCGTTGGATGTCTTTGAAGCCGACGATGATTTAGTCCCGTTAGTTTTGCTTATTCATAATCAATCAGGGCTTCAAGTTTTTCAGGAATATATTTATAGTGCCTTCCGGCGCACCCGCGTTGAAATGTCAGAACACAGTAAGCCAAGCGACTGGACTCCCCATGTGACCTTGGCTTATATTCCGGCTGAATTAGCGAAGGATTTCACCCCCGCCGAGGTTGTTTTCGGTCTTGACGGACAAGCCTTGGTTATTCAACGTAATGACTATGAAACAATCCACGAGCAAGTAGACCCCCGCGTCGCAATTTTGAAGCGCGAGGCTAAACAAGAATTAAAGAACTGGCGACGTAAAATGAAGAAGGAAGGGAAGTCGGTCGAGTTCGAGTTTGAATATTTGCCTGAAAACGTCGTCCGGTTTGTAAGACGTATTCAAAACCCTGATCAACGGCTGGGGAAATCACGCTTCATTAATTTAGACCCAGAAGCGGACGGCGTTAAAAGTGCTTTGATTGATTTATCAGAAGATTATGATTTCTGGTATTCAGAAGCTAAGAAGCTGTTAGCCCTTAAATCGATTCAATCAACACGGCTCGACTTTGAAGGCGACATTGAAAACCTACTTCAACGTGCAAAAGCGCGTAATATGCCCGAACGGGTTTTGCGCGACCGCTTCCGGTCTATTGTTTCTCATTACATCAGAATCGCTTATGAAGACGGGTTGATCGACGGGGGAGTGCTTGACGGTTCAATGTCAGAAGATGACTTGGCAACAATTAGAGCCTTAACCGTTTCAGCCACGCCTTTAATTAACAAATTGGTCAAAAATTTACTGGCTAATGACGGCATAACGGACGGGGATATTGACAATAAGCCAGCCCTTTGGTTTGCCGGAACCATTAACCCCGCCTATTCAGCCGGACTCGATTCGGCGGGTTACAACCCTATGCAAGAATGGGCTGTTAATCGAACAAAAGACAACTGCACGACTTGCAAAAAGTTGTCAGGACAACGCCATCGCCGGAATATATACAGAAAACATAACCTTCATAACCCGCCGAGGGTAGGGCAAGCAACCAAATGTAAGGGGTATAGATGTGGTTGCAACCTCCGAACGGTTAAAGGGCGGGCAAAGGGAAGAATTAAGGCGATTTATACTGAAGAAACCGCCGTCGCGTAAATTTGCATAATCTAATTAGAACTTGCAAGTCTGAAATCTGTAAGGTAAAAAGATGACAAATAAAGAATTTGCTGTTAAGATGCTAGAAAATACCAACGGGGAACGCATTGGTGGCTATCTAGTTGTGTTCGGTAGTGAACGCCAGCGCGACCTTGAAGGTGAATTTTTCACCCCCGAAACAAACTACTATTTAGATTACTACGACCGTCGCCCTATTTTGTATCATCACGGCGCGGACGGCGTATGGAAATCGGTCGCCGTTGGCTTCATTGATAAGTTGAAAATTGACAAAACAGGGATTTGGGCTGAAGGTCAACTGGGTATTAAAAATGTTGATCTTTGGGAAAAAGACCAGATAGAAACTCATAAACGCTATGTCGAATCAGTCCGGCGTTTGGTTTCAAAGAAAGTATTGAACTGGTCTTCAGGTGCCCTCCCTCATTTGGTTAAAGTTGATAAGTCAGGGAAGATTATCGACTGGGGAATTGTTGAAGGTTCATTAACCCCGACCCCCGCCGAGCCAAGAATGACGGACGTGTCAATTTTAGAATCAGCTTATAAATCAATAGGGCTTGACACTGAAAAAATATTCAACGGTAATTCGTTGACGGTCATTTCAAAACCAGTCATGTTTTTTGAGGAAGAAACGGCTGAAACAAGCGTGAATGATCAAACCCCTATTATCATTAATTCAGGAGTCAAAAAGATGCCATTAGCAAAATTAGACGCGGGTGCCCCCGTAGGCGTTATGAAGTCGCTTTTAATCGAACTTGGATTGTTTGAAGAAGGGCTTGATGACAAAGCCTATATTAAAGCAAAGGAAGATTTCAAAACCGTCATTTCCGCAAAAATGGAAGGCGACGAGGTTGAACTCGACGACGCTGAAGTTAAGATGGAAGTCCCTAGCGTTTTGGAAGCACTTGGTTTACCGTCCGACGCAACACGCGAAGATGTCATGGCGATGGTTGATAGCCTCTTTGCTGAAGAAGAAGATATGGATATGGAAGGCGACGCTTTAGAGGGTGAGGGTAAATCTGTTATTCTCTTTGATCATAATAAACTGGCTTTAGCGCGGGAGCGTTCAAAAGCCCGTAATAAACAAGAGGGCGGGGTAATTATTCCGGTTGCGCGTGGCGGAAAGAAATCCCGAAGCATGACTCAATTAATGCGGAGGGGTAGTAATACGCCAAAACCAGATATTAAATCAATGCTTCAGGACTTGCGCGAGGGTAAATCCGTTTCCTATGAGCAGGGTGCGACTGGTGGTTACATTCTTAACCACGAAATCGCTGACGAATTCATTCCGGCGTTGCGTGATAAGTTACCCTTGCTTGAAATGGGTATTGATGAAGTCCCGATGGACGGGATTGAAACAATGACGCTGATGAAAGACGGCACCGAGCCGGACGCTTACTGGGTAGGGGAAGGGACAACCATTCCGCAATCAAGCGAAACGGTCGGCGGTATTATGTTAGTGCCGAAACCCTTAGCTGTTCGCATTCCAATCCCGAATAAATATTTAACAAACAGTCGGATTAATTACGAATCGCGCATTCGTGAAAAAATCACATATGCGATTAACCGCGCCATTATGATCGCCTGTTTACGGGGCGACGGCGGTGTGACTGGCACCAACACGGGCGCGAGTCCGGTCGGCGTTTTGAATTTGCCTAACATTGTAAACACTCAATTAGACACCAACGGGCGGAAACCAACCCTTGAAGATTTGAACGATGCCATCGGTCTTGTTGAAGATGCAAATGTAGAAGAAGATGATAGCTGGGGCTGGTTGATGGCACCGCGCACAAAACGGCGTTTTACTGCAATGAAAGACGGCGACGGCTTACCTATCATGGGACATGGTTGGGGCGACCGGGCAGGGGAGTTCTTATATGGCATTCCTTACAAAACGAGTAACGTTGTTTTACGTAATCGGACGGTTGGAACAAATAGCGATTGTTCAAATATTTACTTCGGTCGCTGGTCTTCGCTTGCGGTTGGTTTGAGCAATCAGGTCGAGTTTATGATTGACCCTTACAGTTTAGCGTCTTCATTGCAAACTCAAATAATCGCCCATATTTATGCCGATGTTCGATCTAAATACGACGAGGCGTTTACTGTTATTTCCGGTGTGCGTTAACCGCTAGCCTGATCAAATTGAAAAGCTAAACCTGATTAAAGAAACTAAATCAAAAAATGATAAGGTAAAATCATGAGTGCATTTTATACAAGTAATCAATTAGATGTGCAAGCGTCGCTTCGCGTTCAGAGGTCGGTCGCGGTCGGCGCGGTAAATGGGACTGGCGTTAGTATTGCAAATTATGAACTTCCAGTTCAGGTTTTAGTCGATGCGCCCTTGGCTTCTTCAGGTGATACAATCACATTTACGGTTGAACATGCAGAAGACAATTCAACATTTACCGCCGTTGATGCGTCGATCTTGGTTGATGACAACGGCGACCCCGCTACATTCACCCAAGTAACCGACGCGGTTGCGGTTTTTGAACGCCTAACATTACGGCGCGGTTTGCTGAAGAAATACGTCCGTGTGGTTGCTACGACTGCAGGTTCCGGCGTTGATGTTACAGTCGGCGCGTATATCATTGGTCAAAAAGCCAGCTATTAAGGGAGGGTGTTATGACTATTACCCCAACGGGTAATTATAGTGTTGATCAATACGGCTTTTTAGCCCGCGACGCGGGTTTCGGGCTTGATGCGATCATGGGTGTTATTGAATACACCGACGACGGGACTCCAGTGGTTATTGGGGTAATACCTCGCGGGGCTATTCTTTTGCCCCCGCAGGTTAACGTTATTGTTGCCTTTGATGACACTGGCACCGACTTGCTGGACATTGGTAAGGCAGGCGACGGGGACGCTTACGCGCTCAATCTCGACGTTTCAAGCGCGGGGCAAATCGTAACCGGAATGATTGCGACCGCTTTTGACGGGGTACCGCTTACGGCGGAAACCGAAATTAATATGCAATATGACGGCTCCAACAGTGATGCAAGCGCGGGTAAAGCTCTGATATATTTCCCGTTCTTCAGGACTGGGTAACAATGGCTGATAAAAAAGTAAACATTGTCAAAGCCAATGACGACGAGTTACCTTTGGGCGCGGTCTTCGGGGCGGTTGCTGTTTATCAATACGTGCCGGGTAAACCCTTAAGCGTTTACACAAGCGACGGGGAATTACTAACCAGCACAGGTAAATGGTTTTACGCTGATCAGCCCGAAGTAACCCCGAAACGGAAAACGCGGGGGCGTAAAACAAACAAGATTATAAACCCCGCCGACTTGATTGAAATTCCAAAGGAATGATTGAATGGCTATTAGCCCGAACTTTAAAACTTACGGATTGTTAGACGAATTCAGAAAACATAACCTGATCAATCAGTGGTGGTTTAATCAGATTGACGGCGACTCGGTTCCCGAATACGGGTGCCTAGGTTTTACCCAATATGCGCGGGATTACTATGCGCGGGAGTTGCGGTATGCCTTCAACCGTGTTAAGACCGCTTTGAACTTCGCACCGCTTCCGGTCTATGAAGTTAAAGAGAGAATCGACCTGAAGGGGCGGGGGCTTAATCAAGTTATGTGTACTAAATACGGCTTTATTCAAAGTTTTGGCGTTCGGGCTATTACCTCATTAGAAGCGGGGGCTTCAGTTGCTTATTCAAAATCGGTCGCCGATTTCCCTGATAATGATCAGGCAACAATTACAGCGACGGTTCCGGTTGGCACCGCCCCTGAAGAAATAAAGGTTTATTTCCAAGTTTCGGACGGCGGTATAGAAGCCAGTCCGCTATATGAGATTATGCCCTTAACAGTTGTGGTTTCCGGTACGGTCGCAACAATCGCGGGGCATAGATCATTGTTTGTAAAGCCTTCAATATGGAGCCAAAGTTATAAATTGCCGGGTAATGAGGAATTATCGGTTAACTATGCCATTTCTTCTAATGCTGATCATTTCGTAACGGCGGTTGATGTATTCAGGGTTTACTCTAATTCAACGACCGCCGTTGAAGCGATTGATTATAAAGGCAACAGGGGCACATTAACCCCTTACCTGATCAACGCTGAAGAAGGCGAATTCACGGTTGAATTAGATAACGCTGTAAATCTGACGGCGCAAGTAAGCCACGTCGAGGTTTCGTACCGCGCTGGCAAGCCTGAAGCAAGCGGGTTTTATGAAAACGATCTAATTAAGGCGGTTTGTCATTTGGCTAACACGAATGTACTGACGGCTGATCATGGTAATTGTCTTGACAATAACACTATCTGGAACACTGACAATACAGCTTATGAGGACGAGCGCGACGTGGACTTTGAGTTCGGGCGGAAACACGGACAAAAAGAGGCGTGGCGATTAATCGAAACACACAAGTTATATAAAGGTGGTTTTTCAACATGAATGATGAAACAAGCAAGGAAGAAACAACGCCGGAACCGCCAAAAAGTAAAACAACCAAAAAGACCGGCACGAGCCATGTTTTACTGAAATTTGTAAAACCAGTTGACCCTAAAACCCAAGTCGGGGCGCGGACATGCAAGCAATATAAACCGTTTGAAAATGACGGCGAGTGGTTTGTAAATTCCAAGCCTGAAGACGTGCATTCATTCATTACTTCCGAACTTTGGGTTAAAGGGTAGGGCGCAATGGCTAATATCGCCCGTCAAATTACGCGCTGGTTTAACGATCTTGAAGCGGGGCTGGTTGATGGGCTAGAAGAAGTCGGGCGCGATTGGCATGTATATAATCGCCTGACTATAGCGAACTGGAAAAATAAGCCCAAGTGGGTTTTTACAGTTGAACACGTAACCAAGGGAATTGAACTTCGGGCGCGGGCTGTAGGTCGCCATAAAATGCTGTGGGTGTATGTCAATTTAGGGACGGGGTTATATGGAAAAGATAAGAAAAAGTACCCCATTGAACCTAAAGACCCGAATGGGGCACTCGCCTTCAGGCAAAATTACAACGCCAAAACTCGACCGATTGCACAAGCTAATGTGGGTGATGGGAAAAGATCAGGGGCGACTATAATCAGAAAACGGGTTATGCACCCCGGTATTAAAAACCGCGATTTTACGAAACATTACGCTGAAACAATGAAAGACGAAATCACGCGGACTATCTATAAAAAAATCAAGCGCAAGATATAACGAAAGAGGGCATAATGAGTAATTCAACCGTTCCAAGCGATAGCGATTGGGGAAATAGTCGTTCACAAAATATCGTTTCAGTTCAGAGTGGGGGCGCAGGTTATCCTTGGAAGACGATAGGCATTCAACATGGAATTAACAACCCTTCGGGGGGCGGTCGGGATGTGCAACATCGATGGGGCGCGGGGGCTAATGGGGAAGACGTTTACCTTCAGAAAGAATATACAAGCGACCCGAAGGCTTACACCGCGCAATTATCGTTATCAATGACTCGAAAAACGCGCCAATTAATGGACGACCTTGCGGGCGCGGGGGGCGATTTGTGCTTGCCTGATTTGACTAATCTCTTAATTCGTAATGGTTGCAGGGACTTATCAAAACCGACAAACTACGAAAATCACGTTATGATTGTTAATACAACTGTAACGGGAAAAGATTTTAGTGGGTCACTGAAGAAGGGGGCGGGCACTGGCGAGGCGGGTGTTGATAAATTAAACCGCATGTTAAGTATCGACGGCGGGAGGTTGCTGGGAAGTTATAAGTTAATTTCTGCGGATAATAAATCTGAAGCTGAAGCCGAAGCTGTAAATATTGCAATTTCTTATGCCCACCACACATTCGCGGGGGGCGATCAAACCGCAGTCCCCGCCAATGCTAAAGTTGGTTATTCTGCTGATAAAGGAACAACGTGGGCATGGACTGCGGTTAATACCTTAACGGGGGCGGGGGAAAATATCGACGATTTAGCCGTTTTTCAAGGGCTATTATTAGTCGCCTCTAATTTAGTGGGTATTTCCTATGCTGATATCGATGATGTGGTGATGGGGACTGCCTCAGCGTATACCCTAGCAGGGGTGTGGACGGACTTTCCTGAAACTGTTATTAAAGTTTCTTCTAATCTTGCTGTTTGCGCGGGGGCGGGGGGCTTTATCTCCGAGTCGACTGATGGCGTGTTGTGGACTGACTCGAATTCTTCCAAAGTTGTCACAACTGAAGACTTAACCAAGTCGAAAGTTGCCACTGAAGATTTGTTTTTCCTAGGAGGTACAAACGGCGCACTGGTTCGTTATATGAATGGTGTTTATGGAGTCATCACCATTACAGGTTTAACAACCGAAACAATTACCGCGTTAGGTGTTCCGCCCCAGCGCACGAATTGGCTTTATGTCGGGCTTGATAACGGCGCGGTTTATGTCTGTAAAGATACAACCAAGGCGACTCCTGTTTTTGAACTTGTCAGCGTGAATGTTTTCTCTGCGGGGTCAATTGCGGACTTCGGTTTTGCGGGGTATCGCGGGGCTTATATGTTTATACTTCACACGAAATCAGGTGCAAGCACTTTATACCGCGATATTTCCGGTGGCGCGGGGGCGGGCGATATTGAAAAAATTGATATGCCCACGAATGTTGGACTGAATTCAATTGTGGTTTATAATGAGCGTAAGGTGCTCGCCGTGGGCGAGGTCGTTTCCTCAAAGGGGATGATTATTAGATTTACGGAATAGGTCAATAGTTATGAATCTAAAGAGGCAGATTATACAAATTGAACTAACAAACGGTTTAACTGTTCATGCCGAGCCAGTTACACAGGCGTATTTGTTGTCAATTGGCGACGACGCGACGGAAAAGTTCCCTGAACCGGATACAAAACCGTTTGAAAAGAAACTAGAAGGTGCGCTTGACCCCGAAGCGACGTATATCGATTATCAAGACGTATTGTTACAACGGATGTTAACTAGCACACTGGTTAAACGGAAGCGATATATTAACGAAACCTTATTCGCAGAACGGGTTTCGATTCCGGTTGATCAGCGCGACGAGTTGGTAGCGTTTTTCAGTGACGACCTTGAAAAACTTAAGGCGAAAAACCCCGGCAAATACGAGGGGGCTGAAGACTGGCAAACCGTTCTGTTTACTTTCGCACTGGTCAACACCGATGATATACAATCAATTAACGACGCTTTACGGTGGAAAATGCTAGTCACACAAAAGGAGGTGGACGACCAGTTCATTTACTTTCAACCAAAAGATAAACGGCGTTCCAGTAAGCGAATTGATTAAAACGCACCCCGCCTTCGAGTCCTTGCTTGAAATAACTAGCAACGGTTACGCCATGATTGAAAGCGAGGCAATTATGAAAAGCGGGTTAACTGATGAGCAATGGTATGGAATGCCTCGCCAAAACCGAGCCAGACGAATTGTCTGGCTTATTTTGTCTAAGGCTTCCCCCGCCATAAAAATGTATGAAGAAACCGAAGCTAAAAAAAATAACAATTAAGGCAAAACCCTATGCCGGGCGATACACCTGAATTAGAAATCCTTGTTAAGTTAGATACAAAACAACTTGAGAGGGAAAAAGCTGATTTAGTCAGAACTCTAAACCAATTAGAGCAAGACATTAATATAGGCGTAAACATTGACGACACCGCGATAAGCGGTGTTTTTAGTTACATTGATCGCCTCGACTCTGAGGGTGTCAATATTGGCGTGGGTGTTTCGCTGGGTGAATTGCTTAATGTTCAATCTGATATTGACAATTTAGATGGGCAAGAAATTAACGTCGATGTTGATGTCGACTCGACTGAATTAGACGACACACAAACAACCGTCGATGGCATTGACGGGGAAAATATTGACGTAGGGGTTAATGTCAATCTTTCCGAATTGGTTGAATTGATTCGGCAGATAGATAGTGCTGATGGCGATGACGTTGATGTCGATGTTAATGTTAACGAAAGTTCGGACTATCAAGCCCTTACTAATTTTCTGTCAAATACAAGTAATGTAATTTCGATAGCGACCACAATTACGGGCGGGGCGGTTGATTTTATTACCGGACTCGCCGATATTTCGGGACTTAGTGGGTTGCTTGAAATGGATAGCATTTTAGGTCGCTTGAACGCCACCACAAGCGAAATGATACCTGATGCTGATAAATTAATTAATGACATTTTCACCAATGGGTGGGGCGGTTCGCGCTCCGAAATTGCCGAGGTATTAAGTCTTTCACAGCAATACGGCATTGAAATGGGCAACTTAGAAGAAGCGACTGAAAACGCTTTGATGTTGTCTGATATAAACGGGGAAGACCCACAAGAAATCCTTAGAACAATGGTCAACTTAGTCCGTAATGATTTAGTAACATCATTTGACGAAGCGGGCGATGTGCTGCAAACGGGTTTCCAGAACGGGCTGAATATTGGTGGCGATTTTCTAGACACCTTTAACGAATACGGCACGACGTTCAAGGGGCTGGGGCTTGACGCTGAAGGGGCAATGAATTTATTAAACGCCGGACTCGACGCGGGTATTGATAACACCGACCGCATCGCCGACTCGTTTCGTGAATTCAGAATTCGGGTAACTGAAAACCCCGAAGAATTACAAGGGATTTTTGAAAACTTAGGGGTCGACGAACTTGCTGAAGATTTCCGGCAGGGTAGGATTTCCGGTGGCGAATTTATCAATTCAGTAATGCTTGCATTGTCGGGGATTGAAGACCCCGCCGAGCGGAGTCGTCAGGCGGTTGAAGTATTCGGGACTCAATTTGAGGATTTTAACCCGCAGGTATTTCTTGATGCCTTAACCGATATTGACGAACAATTGATTGTTACTGATAGTGCGCTTGAAGATGCAGGCGTGGAACTTAGCAGTAATTTACCCGACGCGCTTGAACGCGCAAAGCGTGTCGTTTCAGTCGGGTTGGGCGAGTTCCTAGATGATCAGCTTGACATTACTGGACTCCTTGATGAAATGGCAGGCGATTTACAGTCATTTTTTGATAATGTGCAATCAGGCGCAAGCATTGGTGCTTCTTTCCGTATGTCATTTGATGACAACCGAATAATAGAAGTTTTGCTTGATGTCCGTGAGGCAATAAGCGACGGCTTCTTTAGTTTGGGTTTAGCCCTTGCCGATGTACTGGATGTTGTACCAACCACTTCAGGTGATGGCATTAGGGAAGCATTAGGAACTTTGGCGGGAGGGGAATTACAGATTGACTTGGCAACGGCTGACAATACCGCCGACATTGAAGACGCGGTTTCTGATGCCTTAACACGGGGGGTCGAGTCTAGCGACTTATTAACCCAGTTGTCTGATCAATTTGACTCGGCGGTTGAAATTGGCGACGTAGAACAAATAGTCGCTTTACGCGATGCGATGGAAACAATTGCAAACTTATCCAGTAGTGAATTGTTAACAGAATTTTACCCGGACGAGGACACTGTACGATCAACGGCTGAAGCATTGCAAGAAATGGTAAATGCCGAAAGTCCCGAATTTGTACAAAATATGTTAGACGCTGAAACCGAATTATTAAATGTGCCGGAGGAATTTGCTGAAGCGTTTCAAGCTCAATTATTAGCGTTGTCTGAAAACCCCGCTTTGCTCGATGTTACTGATATGTCCGATTTTATAGACTTGGAAAGCGTCAATACTATAGCCGACGACGCAGTTGCGGTCTTACAAGATAGCCTGAATGAATCGTTGTCTACCGCATTTAGGGGCGAGGCGGTAGACACGGACGCTTTGACTGAAGCATTAAGTTTTGCGGGGGACTTAGAAGAAGTGACAGGGGAGGAAGGTCTAGTCGCGTCGATTGAACAGATGGCGATCGACGCGGGTATTCCGTTAGATGAATTAGAAACTATAACAGAAACCGCCACTGATAATGTTACCCAATTTATAGGCGATATGAATGAAAACGTCGAGCAATCAGGGAGCGATTTAGCGCTCGCATTAGACGAGGCAGGGGGTAGTTTTGGTGATTTTAGCACCCGCGCTGACACCGAATTAGGCGTTACCGAAGGTCGAGTTGATCAATTTGTCGGGACTGTTCAGACAAGCATGGGGGCATTGACTACAGACTTAACCGCACTCTCTTTATTATTTGGCAATTTGGTCACAACCGCTAATGCCTTACCGGGGTCGCTCTCATTACCCGGCATTCCATACGGTGGCGAATACTATAACAGTCAGACATATAACAATAACACTACGATTAACCCAAGCAATCCTGCTTCAGCTAATCAAGCAACAAATACCGCACTTCAAATAACGTCAGGATTTCCATAATGATCAGTGATAAAAATTATGAATTAGTCGCGTTTGTAATGGGGCTTCCCGTCCCCCGCGAGGAGCAACATTCAGCCGAATTAGGCAAAGACATGCTTCTTTTGAAACATGACAAACCTATCGACGTGGGTGTTATTTTAAATAACAATGGTTGGACTCCTCAGATTGCCTCATTAAAGGGCGGGGGGCAATATGTAGACCATCCATCCCTAGAAGGGGGGGCGCTTAACTCAACCGCCCCCGCCGATGTCTTAGAAACCTTCAACGGTCTTGTAAAAGGTAATAGCGTTATTGAGATGGCGCGGTATATTTCAAAATTACAGAAGTGGGTCGCTCGTGCGCGGGAGTTAGCTACCACTTACCATGCCATTGATCCTGTGTATATAGAGTGGAAGCCTTTAGGTGTTGAAATTCATCAATACGCAAAAATCAAGAATATTGAAATCTCAATAGCGAATCCCAGCAAAGACGAATCGAATACCTCCCGAAATATAACAATCCTTGTAACACGGGAGCCTTACTGGCGGGTTGGGGTTGCACCGGGCGATAACCCCAAGAAATCGGCATTTATCAGGCGGGGTGAGTGGAAAGATTGGGCGCGGGGGGACTTAACGCTTCTTCCGAATGTTAACCCGTCCGCCCCCGTATGGTTGAAAGGTGATGTCGAGCAGGAAATTTACAACAAAATGGAACACGACCCAGCGGGGTCAAATACTGAATATACAACTAATTTTATTACAATTCCTGCTGAAGACATTCCCGGCGACGCGCCCGCCCTTACGTCAATAGGGATTTATTTCCCTGACTCGTCGCCAAAATGGGGGCAGGTTTTCATTTCACGCCAAACAAAAAAACCCGTCCCCGTTAGTTCTATTGCCGAGGGGCTGTCGCGTTTTGTTCGTGATAGATTAATACATAACGGTGGTGACGCTGGCTTGATTACAACGGGCACGATTACGGTTGCTTACAACACAGGAATGGGGGGGGTCGCTTCGCATAGCGACGGCGCGGGGCAATATGTGGCTGATGTCACAATCCCTGCGGGGGCGTTAAACGACGACGGGGTTTTAGGTTGGGGGCAGGGATATGCGCCACTCCCCGCGCCTGCGAATCCGGTCGGGGGGTATTACTTGAGAGCGAATGCTATGCGCGGGCGTTATAACGTCTATTTGCGCCATAGATTAGTAAGCGGGACGGCAACTGATCTTGATTTGTATGTCAGGGTTAAGTCGCGGACGGGGAACGCAACGGGGTATTTAGAAAATTACCAAGATAGCACCCGCAATGCGAATCCAGTCACGGTTACAACAGCTAACAATTTTAGCTTGTTGTCATTGGGGACGGTTGAATTGCCGATCGGAAATAACCCTGAAGTAGATTTGTCGGGACTGTTAATCGACGACGATTTTACGGGGGCATTGTCTATTGAATTAAGACACAGGTCGCGGGCTTCGGGCGCGGGGTTGGTTGTGAGGGTCGTTGATTTGATCTTAGTGCCGTTTGACGAACCCAGTGCCGTTATAGTGTCACCCGGCGACTTTGTTGATAATTCGCTTACGGGGGGGGACAATAAAAATATAGTCCTTGATAATACAGGGTATTCCGGTCGCGGACGGGCGGGTGATATTGCCACAATCGGAACCGAGGCTCCCAATATAGCAGGGCAAAGCGGGCGGGTGATGACATGCGAATTAAACGGGGGGAATATTATGCTGTTGCCTGATCAGGATAATGTATTGCACTTCCTGAACACAAACAAAATAGCGTTAGGTAGTGATTACGAGGAAGTATCAACCCCCGACGACCCCACCACTTCAGGGCTATCCGGCTCGACTGGTTTTAGCGGTAAAATGGTTGTTGCTGTAAATTACATCCCGAGGTGTACATATATAGCCGACATTGAGGTGTAATAATGGCAACGCCTTTAATTTACATGAATGTGTATGATCGCCCTGCTGAAGTTGAACGGTCGGGGGGCGCACCTCATTCATGGGGTAGAAATCATGGCAGGTATTTAGCATACAATTACAAACACAAGATCAAAGCGATGGGGGGCTTCGATGTTGCCTCACTAGAATTGAAACTAAGTAAATCCGAAGCCGAACAATTCTTATTGAATCGCGTCGGCTCGGTGGTTAAATTTACGGCGGATAACCCATCTGAAATGATATGGGAAGGGCTAATAAACCGAATTGAAATTACAACGGGTAATTTAACCATTGCAATATCACTAGATGAAACGATGAATGATTTTAGATGCCTGATACATGACACAACAATATCCCCTAATCAGCAAGGTATAAGTAATAGCACTTATGACAATTTGGAGTCGCGCTATAAATACGGCTGGATTATTGGTTCTTACGATTTTGGGATTAATTACAATTCAGGAATTAGTACAGCGACGGGGATTATAAGGGTACTCTCTGAAAATTACGCGCATCCTTTGATTAGCGCACAATCGGGGGGCGGGGCTAATTTCTCAATTAAGGTTAATTGCTTGGGTTTTTACCATACACTTAAATATGACAGCTATGAATTGGCGGGGGCAACGATTTATCCCGTTAGCACTGTTATAGGTCTTTCATTATTCCCATCTTTTGGAAATGTAGCATCAGCAAATGGAACAAATATATGGACTCCATGGTCGTGGGGGTTGTTTTTTAACGATATTGACACTTCGGAGTGGAACGTAAACACAACTGTTCTCAGTAGCGGGCTTCGGCGCGGGGGGCAATCCGCATGGGATCAAATTCAGAAATTAGCAGAAACAGGTTCTAATGGTGAACGCTGGCTGGTTGGGATTGACCCCTACGACCCAAATAAAGGTTACAGGGTCGCGTATTACCGTCCCGCAAGTACCCAGTACGCTTACGTAACTAACGCTTATTACGACCCGAATATTTACACCCCGCAAGGAAATCTCGTAAGGGCTTGGGATGTGCGACCTGATAAGTGGCTTAGAATTCGGGACTTGTTACCCGGATGGGCGGGGACGGGAGCCGACCCTCGCTACGCTTACATTAATGAGGTTTCTTATGATGCTAATCAAGATCAGGTCGTGTGGCAAACACTAGACAACCGATCGACTAATTTGTCATCAGCATTGGGCACGGACAAATTAGTTAAACGGATGGGCGTTAACTTCGGGGGGACTCCCCGATCTATACAATATTAGAAAAGAGGCAGAAATGAATAATAAAACACCGCAACAAATCATTAACGAAAGACTTGAAGTCCTGAAACATTACTGGGAAATCTTTGCAGGCTGGGTGATTGTTATCAACGCCTTAGCAAAAACGGCGGTTAATTCTAGTGTACACAGGGTCGCCGATCAGGTTAAGGGGGTATTCGCCAAAATAGGGACTTCCCTTTGGGATGGGCTTGATTACTTAACCCCGCGACTCGCCTTATCTGTTTTCGTTGTTCCCATGCTTATGCTTATTCCTATTCTGATTTACACGGACGCATTTTTCACCCTGTCATGGTTAGACAAGCAAGTCTTGTTTGGGTTGGATTTAGAGTGGGAATATTACTATATTCTTTTAGGCTTGTCGGCGGTTGTTCTGATTAACACTGAACATCCACACGCCTTAGCTTTAGTTACTGGGGTTGTGTTGCTCTATGCGACCATCTTGCTCATTGCCATTTTTACAGGCGGGATTGGCGTGGTAGGGTTAACCGCCGTAATTTATATTGTTTCGGGGTCGATGGGTTTTCTCATTGCCATTAAATTCGGTTATAGAGTGGTCGCGCTTGAAGAAAGACTGGCTCGAATTTTAGCAGCTCGAAGTTTGAAATCTGATGATAGATAAATTAATCAACGGCGTTTTAAGTTCTCAGATAGGGCTGGGCGCGATTTCTTCGGTTGTTGCGATTTGGCTATACCGGACACTGATCGGGGGGGACTCCAAAGCGGGATTAACCCCTGAAGAAGTTAAAGAACGGGAAAAAATACTATTAGAAAAACAGCAAGCCGAAATGGAAGTCGTTAAATTAAAGTCGGCGTTGTCAACTTCTAGGGCGATTCGGGTGATGGAATTGCAAATTGTTGCAATTGAAGCATTGCATGGTATCAAATACGACGAGTTAGCCGGAAAAAGTTCGTTAGTTGAACAGGTTCATAGTATAATTAAGAAAAGCATAACCTTAAATGAAGAAGACAAGGAAAAGGAAGCTGAAGATGTTAAAGTTACTGAAGAATAATTCTATAATTGGGCAATTTGCATTAGCCATTATTGCGATGTTTCTTGTGATTTTCTTGGTAAATAACCCAGCATTGGCGCAAGAAACAACCCCTGAAGCAACGGCTGAAACGGTCGCAACCGTAACCGCGTTAGATTTTGACAAAACAATGGTTATTGTTTCGGGGACTATCAATATTTTGTTAGTCGTTGTTATTGGCGTTATTGTTTTCATGCGGGACGGCGATGCGCTGTTAACCGCTTCACTTCAAAAAGCCCAGACCGATGAAAAATACATTGATACATGGCGGGAAATTTTCATGGGTCTAAATGAAACAATGCAAGCGGTTGTTAAAGTCGGCGTTCAGGTTGGTAAACCTTTAGCGAAGATTTCAACTATTGACGCGGACGACGAGTTCTTTGAACTTGTAGAAAAAATTACAACTGATGAAACCAGAGAAATTGTTCCGGCTCGTCTTGATCAGGCAGGGGAGTTGGGTGATGAAGTCAAAGCTGATTAGCTTTCTTTTAGCCCTTCTTCTTTTTTCGGGCTGTACAACAATCGAAGTCCCGTCCGCCACGCCAACACCAGCCCCCGAAGCAACGCCGACGCAAGAAATACGGGGGTTTACTGACTGCTTCGGGGCGTACCAGTCGGGTTTTACGCTGATCAACACAAACGTTAACCCCTGCTTAGGCGGGGAAGCGTTTACAACCGACTTAGGTACCGAGGACGGGCGGTATGCTTCATATTATGAGGGCTATTATTACTGGCAGGTCGCGGGTGAAAAAAACACCTTAGCTTATATGAATACGGGTCTTTACTCCTTCAGGGGCAACGAATACCCCGCGATGGAAATCACAGTTACACAGATTGATGGCGACTTCGGCGTAAGTTTTGATCAGGTCTTTGATAATTCAACTTGCCATATAGTTAAGCAAACTGGCTGGATCGGCGTTATTCCGGGGAACACTTCGGGGACTAGCATTTGGTTAGAAGGCGCGATTTCGGTTTCTGATTTTACCACCGAGGGCGAGTTCGTTTTTCCGCCTCAATCGTTCCCCAGTGTTCGGGGGACTTATGAAATTAACTGGCGAGTCCTGAATAGAGCGGGGTTTCAAGTTGACACCGCTATAAGATTATGGACGCGGGTGAATGAGGCGGGCTTTTTAAGCGGTTCTGTTGTTCGTATTCATGCCATTGAAGTAATGATCGCGCCGTCCGGTTTTTGTGAAGACGAAACCGACCCTAACCTGATAATTTTGCAATAAAAGTGGTTGATTAATTAATCAATTTCGCTTATACTTGTAAGTGTAAACTTTAATCAGGTTTATTAAATTTAATCTAATTTCTCCGTTGATAGAAGGCTTCACATATTCCTTATATCTGACTAGACGGGGAAGTGAGCAGGCTGGCGGGGGGGGTTAGACCTTCGCCAGTTTTGTGTTTATATATAGAAAGAGGCAGTTATGAAGGCTAAATTTGCAGGTATTGTTACATTTGTTCTATTGTTGCTATTATTGGTCGCGCCCGTTTCAGCCCAACAACCCCCAGAAGCTGACTACCCCGCATTCCCCGAAGGCGACTATTCTTGGATATTATCAAACTTCGCTATTGAAGTGGAAATTGTAGGCTTTAGGGACGGGTGCGCTGTTGGTTGTTCACTCGTAAAAATCACAAACGATACGGGGCAAGTATACGGCGACACATTGGATGAAAATGTGGATGTTTGGGGGAATTACCCGCAACAACGGCGCATTTACTTTGATGAAAACGGCGCACCTTACGACCCTGTACTAATCCAGCCTGATACCCGATGGGTTACATCACGCTGGGGACGATTGCGCCCGTATGATATTGTTATTCCGTTGGGCGTAAGTTATCTTGAAATGGATACTCCTTGGGTGTTAATTTCATTTCAGGGGCGGTACTCTGCTCGAACATGGGACGCGGTGTATGGTGTACAGACTCCGAATTACAATACACTGGCGGGGCTTAATTTGGTTACTATCCTGAATTCGTACCCGCAAAATCCCGAAATCCCATATAACATTATTGAGCCATTGCCCACGCCTGATTATTCAAATCTTTGTTTTGATTTCGTCTTCTTAATTCAGGGGACTTACAATTACCGAGTACGGCAGGCGATCAACGGTCAATATTTTGAACTTGTTTTCAGTTCGGTTTCATTTGGCGACAATATTGAGTGGGTCGCCCCCGCGCAAGCGTTTTATTATTTTGAAATTGATTTAGACCCCACGCCGAATGAGAACTGGTCGGCGTTTAGTTCTCACAGTTGTAATTAGATAGAATCGCCCTCGTTTTGTTTGCATTATTAAGCAAGAAGTGGTAAAGTTATAGCTGTTAGAGTGTTAGTGCGAAGGCTTATTGTAAGCAAAAAAGGCGACCCATTCCGGGGGTCGCTTTTTTGTTTTTATATACAAACTATGGTAATATTGTTTTTACTGTATATAGTGCTTTTCACCCAAGTAACTATATATCATCTGAAAAGCGGGCGCGAGACTTATTGACGGCGTGTCCGCTTTTTTGTTGCCTACCCCCTAGAAAGTGGGGGTTGCAAGTTTCCCCACTTGGGATTACAATATGTATATAGTTAGTTGATAGCCCACTGGGGCATATACCAGAAGCGCGGACGGGATACCGCGAGAACAAACGTTTCCAACGCTTTTAAGCCAAGGGGCTAAAATATCGGAAATTCGCAATTTGACGGATTTCAAAATGCCCTAACGGGCGGGAGGATAAGCAATGTCTTATTCACTTTCAACCCTTGACTTAAGCCCAGCGCGTTATGCGGTACGAGTTCGAGTACAGCAAGAAAGCACACTGGTCGGGCTTCCGATTGAACCGGACTTCGTTTTGTATTGCGAAACTTGGAGCGATGTAAAAAACCGCTTGAGTTTTAATCTTTGCAAAGAGGCGACGGTTATTTACAACCGGAAGCCCGCCGACTGGTTTGCCAGCGCGTGTAAGCACGTATGTTACACGCGACGAGTGCCTTACTATGTTGCGAAGGTTCCGTTAATTAACGGTTGTTACGCTGTTTACAGTGTAATCGCGCTGAAGGAAGCATAAAGAGGGCGGGGCTATCTGATCAGATAGCCCTGTTTTTTTATTTCAAGAATGGGTTATATACATCTTCGGGGGTAGGGGGGACGGCGGGCTGATCAGGGTCATAATAGGAGCCGACGACGATGGCTTGACCTTCAACAGCATGAACACAATAAACCCAGTATTCATGTAAGCCCGTCCATTTTTCAGGCGTTATTACCTTCCAAGATTTAGTTAAAAACCCGTAAGTGCCTAATTGTTCAATAGTGCGAATAACCCACGCTTTTGCTTCTTCAACAGAATCAAAGTTTTCTTTTTTCTGTGTGACGTGTTCACTTGCTGTAATTTTTGAAGTTTTGGGCGCGGGGGCTTCTTCTTCTGCTGTATAGGGTAGTATTTTTTTCTTGTCTTCAGTCATTTGAATCGCCTCTTTTTTTGATTATTTTATCATGGATTTTACACTTAATCGAATCGCCACTCGTATTCTTCGGTTCGGCTTGAATAAACGGGGTTAAAATTTTTACTATCTTCCATTTCTTCATAGGCGAATCGGAAACATTGCCAATGAAGCCACGCGAGTCTAAAAGTTTCAGGGTTACGCTGGTGGGTCGCCTCCGGTTCAGCATCAATATTCATCATTTTTTTGCACAAAACACATCTTTTTTTCATTTCGCCAGTTTCCCGTTCCCGTTTATCTCATTCCAGTCGCGCATATCTATTGATCGCGTGTGGTCGCAATTTAGACATAAAAATTCAGCTTCAGTGATTGCATACCCCGTCAGACTCATTTCTTTAGTGCTGTTACACTTCATGCAAGTGGGGCGGGGGTCTAAAGCCCAGCCCGTTTGTTCCATTGTAAATACGAACTTATAGCCCGTCTTGTCATCATTGATATAAACGTTCAAGTTCGGAAGCAATAGAGCCATAACCGCCGAGTCGGGAATGAGATTATAACGTAACCACACAATTTCGTCCCAGGTTGGGTAAGTGTCTTTACCGACGACTGACATGAAGTAAAAAGGGCGGTCGGAACTGGGTCGGTAAACAATACATTTAAGTTTACCCATTTTATATGTTTCCTGATCAACACCCAAGATCGACTCAGAATAAGAACTTACGTCCGCGCTTGTATCTTGCTTGCGGATTTTTGGGAATCGCTTGCTGAAGGCGGTCGGGTCGTCGTAACGTTTGTTTTTGCTGATCTTTTGTTTATTGCTCATGTTCTGCCTCTTTCATTATATTTAAAAAATCGAGTCCTTGAATTGAAGCCAAAAAGCCCATAAGGGCGGGGTCGTCTTGAATGCGCTTTTCCTTGGCTAATTCTTTGAAAAAGGGTAAATAGAAAAATTCAAAACCCCTTACGGAGTGAATGAAAAACCTTACAATGAAAAACTTCAATTGTCCCTCTATTATCCATATCCACTCGGGGGCAACAGATACAACCTTATTTAACTGAATTAAATAATCCCTATACAATGATAGTGTTTCTACTTCGGAAGCCCCGCCTGCCACGATTTCAACGGCTTCATTGATATGCCCTAACGCATAATTCCTAACCATAAACAACGCAATTGTTGGCTCCGATCTAAACCGATCGGCGGGGTCGGTGTTTAACCAATTGATTATTAGCTTTTCAAGATCATTCATAATTAGTCCTTAGTTACCGTTATCTGATAAGGTGATGGAAGGGCGGGCAATTTTCCGGTCGAGCGCATATACTCTGATAACGTGTGAACGCCGTCTAACGGAACCTGAATTTCTTCAGTAGTCGCGCCTTCAGTTTTAAAATCAAAACTCATTACCTGCCTCGTTTCTCTAATTCAAAATCAATGAAATCTAAAATAGCCTGATCATTAATGTAAGGTTTTGCGGACTTCAACTTGGTACTTACTTCTTCAGGGGTGTAATTGCCATCCGTTACTGATTTCATTAGAGCTAATATAAGCCCAGCGTGTTATGAAATCTTCAAAACTTTCATTATATACACCAAACACGCCGAGCAAGTGCGACCCCCCATAATAAAACATCTTCAAATTTAAAGTCCGCAATAACCCACTTGACAAGACTCGTCGTCGTCACTCCATTTATCCCATAAAGACAACTGATTAGGGACATCCCTCAAATCAAGCCCGTCGCGGTGTAAACTTACGCGCTCTTTTCCTAAATACCCGCGCTTTTCGTTTAACCTATCTTGTATTCTTATTGCTTTTTCAAAAAGAGTTACATTGTTTTTACGCAATTCAATCCAATAATTTCTGGTATGAAACGGACAAAACCAACATTCAGAACTGACGGGCATATCCCAGCCCAGCTTTTTAACAATTTCGGGGCAGTCTTGTCGTCGAATCCCTAATTCAATCAAGGGGAATGTGTAATTCTTCTGAAATGATATTTTTTTACTACCTTGTTTGTTATGCCATCCGACTGGCTTCTTTTCCGCCCGTCTACCCTCATCGGCTGAAAAACCTATCCCAACATGCGCGTGGGTTATTTTGTTAACCCTAATCCATTTATCAACGACTGAAACTTTAAAATCGAAAGTACAGCTACGGTTTCCCGGTGCGCCGGAAGCCATGTAAACGGGGATGGGAATATTTCTGTTTTCCCGTTCAATTGCATTCATGATAGTATCAGGGGTTTTATACCGAGTTTTTTGCACTTCAACGAAATTAATATCATGTTCTTTGCAAGCGGGCAGAACCCACTTATTTATATAATCAAAAACTTCGGGAGCTTCAGAGTCGTCGCCGACATTTGCAAACACGAAATAGTCGAAGGGGATTTTTAATTTCCCCTGAATTTGTAAAGCTAAGACGGCTGAAGACTGCCAACCCCCACCAAAACTAAAAACCCGCTTTTCGTTACGTTCTAGTTGTTTAGGCATTATTAACCTTTTCTATTTTTCTTCTTCAGGCGGGGTAATTTCCCCGTTTTCGAGTGTGATTTGATCAACTGTAAAATTGTAACCAATGTCGACGGGGGTGGCAGTAATACTTATTTCGCGCTGAAACTTATAGTTCCCCCTTATCATGACGCTATTATCTTCAAGGGGCTTAATTTTTGGCTTGACGACTAAGTCGGGTTTCGGGATAACGCTTCGCATCAATTCAACTATTTTCATTACTGTATGATCATTACAATAATGCTTATCTGATTTTTCGTGATAATACGTCGCCCTTAAGTTGCAACCATCCTCGTGGTCGCAATAGTTAATTTTATCTTCAGGCATATCTTAACCCTTTTCTGTTTTTTTGTTCGCTGTCAACTTGCTCGATATATGTTACATTTCCGGCTTCATCAACCGAATGACTCATAACATGAGTGGCTCCGCAATGAAGACACACGAAAGTTATATTTACTATTGCTGGCGTAATTGTTCTTATTCTTATGATTTGATTTTTAATCGACTGACAATATGTGCAAATCATTTAACCCTCAATTGACATTAAAAACAACGTTTGATATACTCAGTATACAGTAACTTACTATTTTACACAATATGGTAAGTAAAAATTCATACTAAGGGAAGGTCGGGGGGCAAGTGATGTTAGCGCAAATTATCCACTATATACGCTATAGGCTTTTTTATGGTTATCGTCTTCGCTCAATTCAAAGCGATATGTATATCAAAGGCGCGTATGCCTGCGCTTACCATGATGATAGCATTCACGATTTACGGGTTGAATTTGATATTGACATCCCAGATTCCGGTTGTGAAGCCTGTTACGCATTTGATTGCCCCTATACACGAATGAAAGACTACGAAAAACAAGGCGATCAGCTATCCGGTAATTCCGGTTAGTTCAAACATAAAAGAAAGCGAGGGCGCGTGATGGATAATGATGTAAATGACTTCATTGAATTTCATCGTCTAATAACCGAATGCCTAGACGTGTGCAACATTGTTGATGAATTGCTATTTAGCGCAGGTGACATGATGACTAGTGATGAACAGGACAATTATAAGAAGTTGAAAGCACTAACTGAAAAGTTGTCAAGCGAAAGCGAGGGTGAGTGATGGATGTTAAGGCAGAGGCTAGGATTAAAATCGTAGCACAGTCCCCGTTGGTTATTGTGCCAATAAAAGATGGCGAATCCCCACATGGTTTTTTACCAGACGGCGGTAATTTTGGCGCAAGTGTAAAAGTTGCTGGACTAGCCGATAGTGACGGCAACCGTAAAATATATCAAGCATTATTAGCTATGAGAATCGACCAATAAATCCTAATACCTCGTATACGGTACATTATACGAAACGAGAAATAAATATTATCAAAAAGGTTAAATAACATGCCCGGAAAAATAACAACGTTTCAGGAGGCGGTTTGCGGTAAATGCAACCAAGTCCACCACGAACCTACAACCCGAAAACACATGGCTTTTATATTACGGGATTTCGGCTGGTCAAATACCGTAAAGCATGGGTGGGTATGCCCCACGGTGCGTTGGCAAGGGGACAAGGGAAATCGAATTAATGAACGAGGTAAACCATGCGTAAACAGGTAAACGAACCTTACGAGGCTATCCCAGAAGAAATTGCTTTTGATTTCCTTTTAGATACAACGTTCCCGCTTATACCTCCGTCGCTATTTAACCGCGAGTGGTATTGTGCGATTTCGTCTGAAGATAAAATCGCGGTCGCGTTGACGGGTTTTGAAGAAGAAATCGCCAATGGTAAATATTATTTTCATAGTTATTTTTCAGGGGATGATCAGCCTCTCGTTTCACTGGTTGGTATTCCTTTGGAGCCTGAATACACACAACTAAAACTATTTTAAGGGCTGAAATGAAAAAGAAGACGCTGGTAATCGCGGGGAGCCGTATTTGTACCCCTGAAATGAGGGAAACTTTAAATGTCAAATAAATTAATGATTGTTGAACCGCCCTCCCCCAGCTTGCTTTTGCCTGATCAGGCGAATGAAAACACGCTATACAGGATAAAGCCCTATATAGACTGGTTGGAAAACAAACCCTCTGAATATTGGCTCGTGCCTAATCTTCAGGAATACGGGGAGCATTTACAGAAGCGCATGGCAAATGTTAGCCTAAATGCTCACTTGAGTACAATCAGGGTCGAGTACAGGCGACTTATGCGTAACAACGCGCTACGCCGTCAATTAACAGTAGATTACGGAATTGAAGCGGTTAATGAATGGCTAATTCAGCTTGATAATGTTTTGCATAATAAGGCGGTAAATTTCCCCGTTACATTTGATCAGGATAAAGAAACCCGCGTCCACTTAAACAGCGATCAAATTGCCGAATTATTAAGCCAACCTGACGAAACAACGCTAAAGGGGATTAGAGATTTAGCCTTAATCAAGTTGCTGTTAAGTACCGGAATTCGGGAGGCGGAATGCGCCAATTTAAAAGAACGGGACTTAAGAAGTCGCTATGGTGATTTACCCGCTATTCATATTGTGAAGGGTAAAGGAAATAAGTCGCGCAAGATACCAGTGGGGGCAATGCGCGACTACTTTATGCCGGAACTATTAAACTGGCTTGATTTGTCAGGAATAGAAGGGGGCGCGGTCTTCAGGGGGGTTACTAAGGACTCGAAAGTGAAGAAGACGGGCTTAAACAAGCGTAGCATTGAATATATTCTAAGTCGGTACCCTGTAGTCCATCATGGGGTTAAGTATGTCGTAAAGCCTCATGATATACGGGCGACTTATGCACGGACGGCTTATGAAAGTGGGGTTTCAGTGGAGTCAATTATGCAAAACATGGGGCACAAAAATCCCCAAACAACGCTTAAAAGTTACATAGGTGATTTGTCAGCGTCATTAAGGGATTTTAAAATCAATTATTAAGCCCCTGATCAGGGCTTATTTAGATTCTTCGATAGGTTCTTCTTTTTTAGGGCGACGGCGCCGATCAGGTTTACGCGCCCCCCCCCACTTAATTTCGTTTTCAAAGTCTTCAATGTGAAGTGAACATAAACGCCGAATCGCATCAGCAAAACCGGACGTGGGCGGGTCTTGGCTTGTGCCCCACTCAGTTACCGCTTCTTGCTGGGCAAGCGTCATTGTAACTTTAGGGCGCGATTTGCCCCCTTCGGGAGCTTCCATTTCTTCTAAAACAGTGTTCCCGTTTTCGTCAGTCTTTTTTAACATATGCACAGGCATTACATAATCTCTTTCGTTAATTGAATAATTTAACGAGCCTGAATTCCGGCTCGGTGTTATTGAAGATTTAGGCGGGGTTTCTTAGTAAATCATAAAGAGAAAATAAACCCGTCCCCTTCAGGGCAGTTATTGTCCCCGTTTCGGTTCGTCTTCCGATTGTGTATTTACCCTCAATATAAATCGCGCCGTCAACTTCTTTTATTCCGGTAACTAAAACAGATATGGAATTTTTTGAAATTGAAAGTTCCGATTTGGGGTTGGAATACAAGAATAACGGGTCTTCAATAGTCGATTCAACATATTGCTTTTTGACAAATTCGGCAACCTCATGATAATTATCAAAGCTAAGATCGCTTAAACCAAAACAACTGTAATAAGTTGAAAGTAAATCATTTTCAGGACTAACCATTTCTTGGTTTTCAGCCCGCGCTACTCTGATCAAACCCTCATTACAAGCGGTGTAAAGCCGAGGTTTATTTGCTACGTTGACGATTAGGGTTTGCTGGCGGGCGGTATCGAAAAAATCAATACTTCCAAAAACAACAACGTCTTCTTCGTTTGGTCGCAGGCGTTCGATTAACACTTGGTTAACTGTTAAATTGTTCATTTTGTTTATTCCTCTTATCTGACTATGTAATAAATTATACTTTAAGTGGGGTCACTTCCGCAACCCCCTATTGTTAGGCGGTTAAACTCAGTCCGGTTAAATTGAATGTCCAGTCTGTTGATTTTAAACCATCTTCAGTTTGCATAATCACGTCGCCCCGAACAAATAGTTCGCCATTTTCATAAAATAGATCAGTTACATATACTTCTAAGCCCCTTTGAAATTCAACACTGTTAGGGTATTTAACATCAACCGGAAGCCCTGAAGTGTATAAAACGATTTCTTCCCCGAAGCGTACTAAATCATAATACGCTTCTGAAATCTGATTTTCAATGACACTGGCGTTATTAAATGAGTATTGCCAGTGGCTATTGAGTTCAAACCATTGTCCGTCCCGCGCTTGGTATTCTTGGTGAATTGGGCGATAAACGCTGATCAACCCGCGTGTTTCTTCACGGTATAAAACAATCGCGTCATGAAGATTTACTACACAAATCCCGTCGTGGCTTCGGGCGATAATATTTTCAACTGATAAGTTATTCATAATGTGTAACTCCTTGTATCTGACTATATAAATATTATACCACAAGTGACCCCACTTGTATATATAAAACACCCCCTAAATAGCGGGGGTGTTGTGGTATAATATTTATAGCCTTTTTTTGCTATAACTTTCCTTATTGGCTTGAAGGCGTTATCCTTACAAGGGGGCTAATCTTAATCCAAATTAGCCCCCTTCCCCTTTACTCGTACTTAAGTGTCATGCGAAATATGTACATGTCCGCGTAGGTGTCATCGTCTTTGTCAATAGACCACTCTATTAGATCAGATTCTACAGCTGGATATTCATCCCCGTTGTCAATCCAGATGATGAATTCATATCCGTTAGACGATTTGTAACTTGAACCGCTCAATCCTTCAGTCGCCGATTCTATTTTGTTGAATTCTTCTATCGCGTTTTCGTATTTTGTTGACATTTTTGATTTTCCTTTTTAGTTTGATTATAGAAGTTAATCGGCAGAAATACCGCTTTACCCTAAAAGTTGATCAATCCGAGTCCGGCGCGGTTCCTGAAATATTAAATCGGCTTTAATATCTCTAAAATCCCTATAACTAACGTAACCGCCGTTTTTGACCTTGGAGGCGCATTGATACCAAGCGTCCGCAACAATTGAAGCCTCATTCAATGTAACCGCCATCATTGATGCTAATTGACGATTATAAGCTAATCTTTCAATTGCCCTCGCGTTATTCAGGCATTCAACGAAATTATAACTAGTCATTGCCTGAACCTTTGATCAGGGCTTCAATTACGTCCGCAAATTCTAAACGGGTTTTAATTGAATACATCCGAGCGTCGTTTTCAAAATCTAATTCTTCAAGAAGGCTATCTTCTGAAGCGTAGCATTCACGTTCACGTCGTATTTTTGAGTGTGCATCCGCGCCCGCGTCCATAGATTTAACGACGTTATTAATTAGGTGTTTTGCGTAATTTTTAGACATTTTGTTAATCCCTTGTTTCTATCTGACTATATACCTAGTATACAGCAAGTGACCCCACTTATCAACCCCCGCTTTCTAGGGGGTAGGCAACAAAAAAGCCCGATGGGGACGGGCTTTTTTAATCAGATTAGTGGCTATCATGTTATTTTCTGTTTAGCTAACGCCTTAACGACCTCCAACGTCATGTATACGTCACTTAATGCGTCGTGTGCCTTCAGGTGTTCAATCTTAATTTTCAATTTAGAGCAAGCGACCGCTAATTTTTGCCATTTGTAATTACCGTGGTAAGCGTTCCAGTCGCCGTTAAAAATTGCATATTGTATCATTGCACAATTATTGCTTTTAGGTTTAGGAGCCGGAAGCCCTAACCGCTTGCATTCAGCGTGTAAGCGACCAGTGTCAAATTCGCTATTATATATAATCCAGTGCTTACCGTTAAATTTCTCATAAATACCTTCATAAGCGTCCTTGAAGCGGACGGCGTTTTTAACCTTGTCTTCGGTTATGCCATGAACCGCCATCGCCTTGGCTTCAATAGGCACTTCAGGGTTGATCAGCATAGAGCCTAGCACATCCCCCGCGCCATTAACGCCCGCCAATTGCACCATGAAACCAGTAAAGTCGGTTGTCTCACAATCCCAGATAATAACATCTTCGGGGGGTAAAGTTAGCATTGATCGCGCCCAAGTAACTACGTCGGCGATCTCTTTCTTTCGCATTAGTGGCGATTTCGCTTTTGCTGTTTTTCGTCTTTTCATTTCTGCCTCTTTCGGTCTTATCTGTTGTACTCTAAATCAGTCGGTATAAATGGGAAATAGAAGCGGGCTATTTCTTCGCTTTTAATTTTTGTCCCATGCGCTAAAATTTCCGGTAAAGTTTGCTTATAGGTTCCCCACCATGCCTTCCATCCGACTGTAGTGATTTTCATAACAATATTAACCGCTACAGGTTCATCCTTTTTCATAGCTAACCAGATTAACAAGCCCCCCAGTTGTATATAAATCGCCCGCTTGAAGAAGGGGCTGATCGACCCCGCTTCGCATCTGAACAGTTACTAAAATAAAATTATCAGTCATAATTACCTCCTCTTTCTATAGATACATTCGGCATATCAACATAGTTATTATGTTTTTTGTCATACTTCAGAGTACAACGGACACGTGACTCGCCTTGGCGGTTGGCTATGATATGAACTTCAACGTCGTCAGAAGCCCACTCGTCCTTGCTGAAGCGGGACTCCCTGAATAACCCAATAATTACATTGGCGTATTTTTCAACGGCTGAAGACTCGGAAATATCAGTTAACATCGGGCGGGCTTTTGCCAACCCCCCGCGCTTTTCAGCCCTCATTTCTGCATTCCGGTTAAATTGGTGGACAACCTGAAGCGGTATTTTTTGATCTTTTGCGATTTTTGCCAATTTCGCAACCATAGACCGAATAGCGTCCCGTCTATCATTGAAGTGTTTATCAGGTTCCATTAACCAAAGTCCGTCGACCCACACCGAATCTAATTTTCCATATTTAGCCTTAGCCTGAATAACCACGGCTTCAGCTTGAGTCGGGGTTAATTCGGTATTGTCATCATTTATAATGAGTTTCCATTTTGCAATCTTGGCAGTTGCTTCAAGTATTTCTTTAACCTGATCAGGGTTTATATTTCTTGTTTTAATATCAACCAATGAAATACCTGTTAACATCGAAACATAGTGGGTCGTAATTTGTTTTTTAGTCATTTCAAGGGGCACATACAAAACCTGCTCCCCCTCCATCAATTGATGAAATATAGAGGCTAGAACAAATGTGGTTTTCCCGAACTTTGGCGGGGCACAAATATAAGTCACTTCTTCAGGGAAATAGCGACCGATCAATTTAGTTAAGTCCCTGAAGCCTGTGGTGGCTCCGGTTTGCCCTCGGTCAGCTTCCCCTTCTTCCCCGTTTACTAATTCTTCCCCTATTCTTTCGGCAAATTCGGCTGAAGAATACCGCATATCGCCATCGTTGATTTTTGATTTAATCCACTCTAAACGCCTTGTCATAAAAGCTATAACCTGATCGAGTTCTAATTCAGGCTTATGATTTAACAAGTGGGTGTCTAAGATCATTGTGTCAATCCCGCGCCGTACAAATAAGATATTAACGAGGCGGGCGTAAATTTCAGCGTTTTTAGCTGAAGGCGCGACATTAATTAAATCTGTCAAATATGAGGGTAAAATTAATTCTAAGACGTTATCCCCGGTCGATGTTCGCATTGAGTTCAACCGAAGGCTTAAGGCGTGTATATCTATTGTTTTACTTTTCTCGTAAACGTAAACAATCGCGTCCCAGATGTATGTGTGTTTTTTCATGTAAAACACGCTTGAATCGCGGACAATAGCTTGAATTAAAGGAAACTTTGATGGGTTTACAATAACCGCGCCTAATAACGCCTGCTCGGTTTCCTGTGAAAATAAGAAGTTTTGTTCAATGTCAGGAAATGTAATTAAATTACTGGCTTCAGGTTTCGATTTTTGCTGTTGAATGTTATTGTTCATTTTTTTAGCTCCGGCTGTTAGACTGTTTTCATTAAGTCGTCAAGGCTATTTAGTGCGTTAATAGCCTCCTCAATGCTTGCGTTAGTATTAGTGTCTTTAACTATTGTATCATCGGTCGGCGCGATTTGGTCGCCCAGTTTTGGGGCTTCCGGTTCCGGTGTTTCCTGATCAGCTAAACGTTTCAATATTCTCGCTTTGTATTCTTCAGCGCGTTCTAAATAGCGATCATACCCCTTGATCCCCCGAAATTGCAAAACAACCCGTTCAACGGTTTCAGGAACGGTCGGCATATTGGAATCGGCTGAAGCCCGTCGCCAAAAACCAAAGGCTATAATTTCAATCGCTGACATAGGCTCGTCAGATAGTGTAAATTCCGCCCACGCCCCTGCTTTTGATTTACCCGTTAGGAAGTCGCGCATTTTGGCTATATAGCCCGCGCTGTTGTTTTGCCATGCCCATGATATCGCATCAAACAAATCGTCGGCTTCTATCTTTGCTTTTGCCTTCGCTTCAATTTGGGCTTTAGCCTTGGAAACATGCTCGTCCATGTCTTGTAACAATTCAATAAGTACGTCGCCATGACATGCTTCAGGGGCGCACCAACAAACTAATATTTTGTCTTTTAATTCCGGTAAGCGACTAATTAGTTCGGGGTCGTTTAAAATCTTGGTTTTGTAATCTGCTATTACCCCTGCCCGATCAACGGTGGCGGTTATTTTTTTCTTGTTACGCCAGTCTGAAGATTGTAAGCCCGCGCCCCTGTTATACCGCCCGATGTAAATATATTGATCAGAGTCCCATGATTTAGTTGATTTGTCATAATGAGATTTAACGTCCGAAAAATTAACAACCTGATCAGGGTAGCGAGTAACGCTAAAAGGAGTCTGGTTTAAGGAGTCTGGTTTAAGGGAGTCTAGTTTGGGTGCAATGGGTTGAAGGGGGGGGGCCTCAACTGATTGAAGGGGGGGGGTGCAATTGGTTGAAGGGGGTAATTTATTTGAGGGGGTGCAAATCTTTGTAACAATGCGGGTTTTAGCGCGGACGGCTTCCCCTTCTAATGGGGTGTAATTTATGCGGAATGCTTCACAATTAGATTGTTTTGTGAATGGTCTGATTTTATGTGACAAGTTACCGCGACCCGTTTTATTGGCGCGTGTAACTACTACGACCCAGTTGTTATTCTCTAATTCGTTTATGCGGTTGCGGACTGTGTTTAACGCCACGCCTAATGTTTCAGCCGTTGTTTTAAGGGCTTCAGTAAACCAACCCGTTAACCCGCCCGACTCCCCTGCCCGCCAATGTATATGGGTAAAAAGCCGGAACGCGCCGTCGCTGATCTTATTAGAGTGAATGAGGGGGGCTGGTGCTTTAGCCCATGTGTCTAAAATATTAAGTGCCATTTCCTGTTTCCTGTGTTAGAATGTTTGTGCCCCTTTGGGCAGAGCAAAGTCGGGCGGGTTGTCTGCCTCGCCCGTTCGGTTTTGTTTTAAAACTCAAAAACCCCAGTCGTTCCAACATTTTCCAAATTCTTCATTAACAGTTTTTCGCCTTTGAAAGTAAAGATCAGGCAAGGCATACCCTCGTCGATTAGGTTGTACGTGTTTCCGGTTTCCCAAGCGTCTACAAATTCCGCCCACTCGTCGCCGAGGTCGCGCAGTAGTTTCCGCCCGTAAAAAGTAAAATTACCCGATTCTGACTTGGCTATAATAGGAGTCCGCTTACCCGAAACTCTATATTCAAAATCGGTTACTGTTACTTTGATTAAGGCTTCTTTCTTTTGATTAAGTTGTCCCTTCAGGGGATTTTCATTACTTACTCCTTCACCTTGCCCCTTTGGGGTTGCTTTTTTGTGTAATGCTTCGGATATTGCGACCGAGGCTTCTTTACCGCTTGCGTAGGCTTCAGCCCAAATTGAAGCGTCGCCCGCTTTATCTTCAGGCAACCCCGCCAATACCGCCAAATCGCCCGCATTCAGCGTCGGACTTCTTTGTTTCATATATTGAAAGAATAGCTTCAGGGATTCAGGACTCCCCCACTCGACCTTCGGGGCTTCCGGTTCCGGTGTTTCCTGATCAGCTTCTGGGGTGTATGTCTTTACTTTTAAAATCTTCGCATAGCCCGCGTCATTGACTTGGTGTTGAACTTTTAAATTGTCAAGTTCGTTTTCAGCAAATTTAATAACAGTGTCAAGTTTTGCCCCCCCGATTAACTCGATGTGGGCTTTTGCTAGCCCTCTGTCATCAAACGCACTTTTCAACTGCTTGCGCGTCATGTTGATCGGCTTTTGTTGTCCGTTGAAGTAGAACTCAATTAAATCATATTTGCCTTTTTTGAATGCTTTGAAGGAGTGGGCAATGCTTACCAGTTTAGGGTTATTATTAACCTGATCAGCGTTATCCTGATTAGCAGGATTATTATTACCGCTTTTTGTTTGACTACGGTCGTCCGCGTCTAAGTCAGGGTCGTCGCCTGCTGATGCTACAAACGTCGCCATTAGGAAGTATTTCATGGCGTAGCTTTTCGCCTTCCCCATAGCCTTATCGTCAACAGCCTTATGTTTTGGTGTTTTGGGAAACACATCCTGAAACCATAAATTATGTTCAATCATTCCGGTTGTTGAACAAATGAATCGCATATCAAATGTGAGGAGCCAACGTTCGGGGTCGGTTTGATCAATGTCTATCATTTGGGGGCTGAAAGCAAGTCCGGCTTCTGCCATGACGGTGCCTATAGTTTGGGCTATCATGTTGACACTTACATACTTGAAGCCCATCTGGTGTTTTTCATCTTTGCCAATAATCACATCGCGCAAAAGCGACATTACTTTAACCTTGCGCGTGTAAAGGTTTTCACCTTGGGGCATTCCGGCGATCATTGTCACGTCTTGAAAGTTTTGAAAGTTAGCGTTAAGTGCCATATCAGGCTCCTTATTGTATTTTTTTTCTTTTGCTATTACGATGATTGTAGGGCACCGCTATAGCAAGTTTTTGCCTGTTTGGGTTGCGGAATAGATTACATACAATAATCTATTCCGCATTTTTTTGTTAATTTAAGATAGTGAAACAATTTTAAAACAATTATACACCCTAAGTTATAAAAATCTCAATAACTGGTGCCCGTTCCGGTAAATACAATCATAACAGATAGAAGGCGCGATTAACTTTTGTTTTTCGCTAACTTCTCCAAATGTTTTTCATACCCCGCTTTGTATTCAGATGACAACGCCTCCCATTGAAGCCCTTCTTCAGCTTGCCCCGTGACTATGTGTAATTGCGCCATGCGGTTCATAACGCGGTAAATGGCGAAGCTAACAACGTGGTATCGTGGAAGCGGAAGAAGTAAATGATAGCTTTGAAGCCCGAAGTCCAGCGCGTGTCCATATTTTTCAATTTTGGCGTAGTATTTAGCCAATTCTAAATAGGCAACTGCCTTGACGAATCGATCATTACCCGTGTAATCAACAACGTCGAGTAAGCGTTTTACAGATTGAAGATTGATCGCCATCGCACTTGTGCTGATTGTTGCGCCCCAAAGTTCAACATAAACGGTACCGATGTCGGTCGGCGGAATATGCGTCCGCGCTTTTCTAACCGTTTGATTTCCTTTGATACGCATCCCCTGCCCGTCAATGTAAGCGAAGTTGTTGAATCCCTTTGTTAAACCCAGCATTTTGATCATAAGATCGAATGACCGTTTCATAAAGTCGCTTTTTAACATGAGGCAGGCGTGGACTATGTCTAGCCCTAACTGCGCGGTAAATGGGTCTAAGGGGTCGCCGTTTAAACCATTTACGGTTTTTCCCATTTCAACCAGATATTCTTCAATGTCGTCAGTCTTAAAAACGGGACGGACGTTTAAATCGCTTCTTTCTTCAGGCGTTGCCATCTGTTTACCCCTTCGGTAATTAATTGATAAATACATTGTAACTCGCTTTTTCAATGCCAGCAAGTACCAACCCTTATTTGCAAGATGAAAAATAATAAAGTATAATACATTTATGAGTTTATATATATGAGGTTGTATTATGCGAAGACGACGCATCATTGATAAAAGTAAAAAACCGCAAGTAACTCGAAATCCTGAAACGGATTTAAGCCCTTTAGTTTGGATTCGACTCCGCCTTGAAGAATTGATGAATGATTACCGCGACTCTGTTGGGCGCAAGGTAACGCAAACTGAATTTTCAGAGTTGATAGGGGTTTCTGATAGCACTTTATCGCGGTACCGCAAGGGGCAATCAGAGCATTACAGCCGGGACGCTTTAACGAAAATTTCGCAATTTTTCGATTGCTCGTTGAATGATTTATTTGAATTCCCCAGCGAGGTAGATTTAGAATGAAGAAAAGATCAATACATGAAATAAGGCACATAATAGAGGAGTTTCTGTCTATTATTACGCCGTCATGCGTTGATATTTTGGTCGGCGGTTCCGTTCGCCGTAAGGCTTCCTTTGTTAAAGATGTTGAGTTGATTATTTTACCTGAAGGTGAAAAAGCGCACAGTCTATTAGACGAGTTGATCGCTTCAGGGCAAGCGGAATACAAAACCTACGGGAAAACAAAGCGTAAACGCTGGGGGCAAAAGGCGCGGGGGCTGATCTATAAAGGCGTGATTTTTGATATTTACTTCTCTAATCCTAAAAATCACGGTTATATTTCATGGCTCCGAACGGGCGACGGTGATTCTAATAAGTATGTCATGGCGTTTATTAAGTCCGCACCGGACTGCCCGTTTCTTTTGAAGGACGGTTTCGTTTGGAAACAAGGCACCAAAGATATTTTAAACGTAAAGACTGAAGAAGATTTTTTCAGCCTGATCGGGTGCCCCGTTATCATTCCTGAAATGAGAATTCCTGAAACATATCAGGACGCACTAGAAAGTAACTTATGGGCGGGCTGGGGCGATGTTGATAAGTTGTTGCCCACGCCTCCCAAACAAATTAGACTGCCCGTTCAGGTTGAAGAAAAACCATATACACCGGAACACAAACCGAAACCGGAACGGGAAAAGAAACACGTTTCAAACGGTGCTTGGGAGCCTGCGTCGCCCTTCCTAAAAAGTAATCAGATTTATGTTTATGAGGGTTACGGCGACTGGGTTTTGTATGATTTACCCGCGCCCCGCGCCATTCAATATATTAAGCTTCTTCAGAAGGAAGGCTTCAGAATAGAAGAAGAAAAACGCCTCGTTTCTTGGTTAACTTTGAGAAGTGCGCGGGCTTTATTCAAGGCTGAAGAAGCCGACGATGGCTATTCCCTTTTAATGGATTTATTAAACGAGGCGAAAGATGACGCGACACATTGAATTAATTACAATCACTGATCAGCTTGAAGAATGCGAAGCGATCATTGAAGCCGGACTCGAACAATACGTTCGAGTGGGGCTGGCATTGCGTCAAATTCGTTTATATGGATTATACAAAGTAACCCATGATACTTGGGAGTCGTATTGCAAAGAAAAGTGGGGGCTAACAACGCGCCACGCGCTATATCTTGTGAACGGGGCTTCTGTTAGTGAAGTAATCACGAGCGCAAATTTACCCGCGCCCGAAAATGAAAACCAAACGCGGTCGCTGGCGGGCTTACCTGAAGAAACAATAACTGAAGTTTGGTCGATCGCTAGTGGATTAAAATTAACTTCAGGGGCTAACGTTTCTCGTCTATCAATGCTATACCGGAAAAACAAAACCCTGTTAGGTCGGGTTATTAGATCAGAAGTCGATCTGGGAACCGCTTATTATGCTGAGATAGCCTATGGCGGGCTTGACCCTTATTTGCGCTCGCGCCTTCAGGAGTTACGTGTTTATTCTCAAAGTTTAATATATAAAATTTCTGAATTACATAAAAACAATTCAGCCACTGGAGCCGAAATATTAAATACGGGGTACTTACAATCCGGCGTTGATCAACCTATCAAAGCGTCGGATTTGACAAGTGAAAAATTGCATGGCGCTTTAAGCCTGAAGCGCATCGAACATATCAAGAACTCAAAAGAAGAAGCGCGATTTAAACAAGGGGTGACAATTATCCCGTTAAATGTGTTTATTAACGACCCTGATAAAACCGCAAAAAATCTATTTATCGCCCTCCCCCATGAGGATTTAGAGCAGGTAATTTTCCTTATATCTGAAAAATTAAAGGGGACTGATACCTTGGCATAGTGCCAGTGGCACTATGCCAAGCCAGAATGGGTGATTCATGGCTATTAAAACAAAAGATGTAAGACCGCGTCGGTCGCATCAATTCCAGTTAAATTTGAATATGATAGGGGACTCCGATCTTCATAACTGGATAAAGGGATTGAAGAATACGGGGCGGGGTTTTTTGCCAACCTTGCGAGTCGCTTTACATCTTTTGAGGTCAATTGAGAGTAATAGCCTAGAGTTTTTTAAAAGTAATTACCCAGAAGCGTATGATAAATTATTCTCTTTTTTTTCGTCATACGCTGAAGAAGTCGCTGAAGAAATGTATAAGAAACGGAAGGATAGTCTAGAGGCTGAATACCAATTAAAATTAGCACAATTACATAAACTTGCTGATCAACTGGCAAGCGGGGCAAGGTATCACCAGCCAGTCGTGAAAACTAAAGAGGAAGTCGAGGCAGGTTTAACTTTAGTTCACATGGACGCGATTGAAGATGACACCGAGCCAACACCGAAGCCGACCGGAAAGTCCGGTAAAAATCTGATGGCTTCTTTAAAACAGATGAAAAAATAAATTAGTCCAAAGGGGACAAAAGTATCATGGCTAAACGTAAATCAAAAAAAGCACAAGCAACGCGAGTCTTTGCAAGTGTTGAAGTTGGAAATGGCATGGCGGTTATTTATGCTATTAGAGAAGGTGACCCTCGGGTATATGTTTATAGTTGCCCCTCATTACGCGCAACTGCTACGGGCGATCAGCTTGTCGGCGGTATTGACCAAATGAAACTGGAAACAGTTTACTGGAATAATCAAGTATATGGCGTGGGGGACGATGTGATCGACTTCGGGCTGAAGGCGGGGGAACGTCAAATCGGGGTCGCACGATATGGTGATGACTTAGAAGAATTTTTCACGGCTTATTTACTTGTAAAGTCCGGCGCGGTTCAAAATGGCGACGTGGTCGATGTGTCTGTTTTTGCCCCCCCGGGTATGTTTAACGAGGTCTATGATCAAATGACTGAAGCCTACGCGGGCACTCGTGAAATCCAAATCGGCGATGGCGACCCTGTGTACTTTGTTTATAACAATTGTGTTGTATTGCCTGAAGGTTACGCTTCAGCGTTATGTTTCATTTTTTTGCTTGACGGGACTCCCGCCTTCAATGATGTCTTAGACGGGCGCGTCGCTTTTATTGATGCTGGTTTTCATACCTTGGATAAAGGGCACTTTGTTGACGGCATTATTAATCCTGAAGATTTAGGGAACGCGACCGTTGAAAATGGCGGGGTTAAAAATCATATTTTAATGCCGATCTTAAAGGTCTTACATGCAAAATACCCCGACTCAAAACGGTTTTTAACAATGAATCATATTGACAAGGTAATACGTCACGGCTCGGTAACTGATGACTGGCGTATATTTGTCGGTCGTCAGGGGACGCGGTCTAGCGACGGGATGGTATCAATTAAAACGTTAGTTGTTGAATCCCGAAACACGTATGCTGACTGGATAGCCAACGTCGTTATTGATAGTGAACTTGACGGACTGGCGGGTTACAAATCCGCCATTGTAACTGGGGGCGGGATGTACGGGGTTTACGATGAGCTACAGCGACAATATGAGGCGCGGACTGGCGTTAAGTATTTTGTTTCGCCTTCAAAAGTAACCGCCAAAGTCGGCAAATCAAAGGTTAAATTTGAAGACCTAAATGTCGCTGGCGGGCTGATCTTTTTACAAGCTGATTAACCGAAGGCTTCCCACACTGTTTTTTTGTATTCAGCCTGTAAACGCCATCGTGCGATAATTAGATTTTCAGGGCTTCCGAATAACTGAAGCCCTGAAACCTTCATAAAGTATCCTAAGTCCATGAAATAGATTATTACCCCCTTTAACCCAAATTTATCCCAAGTATCCAAACTCATATAAAAAAACATAAGTTTTATATCATCTTCGGTAATTTGCTGATCAGTTGATAATTTAGTTAGGATTATATAATTATTGCATATTGCCACTGGTTCCGGCGCGGGTATGTTATAAGTGCCGTCTAATATTGGCTCCGGTTGGTAGTCAATTGTTGTGAAGGGGGGCGGGGGGATTATAGCATTGATCAGGGCTAAAGTGTTCTTAGTTACCTGATCAACAGAAGGGATGGCTGAAGCGGTCGCGGGTTTATTGCTTTTAATTTCAACATTGGCAAGCAAAGCGGACATTGTAACGCGCTGATCGGGGTTTTTATTGCCCATTTCAATTAAGTCTCTTACAGTGTCCCCCAGTCCGACCCCGCCAGCGACCGCAAGCAATCGACTTTTATAGGGTGATATAGCACCGTCTAAATGCCATTGAAGCAAATACTTAGTGGCAATTTCTACTTCGGGCGCGGGGTTGTATATTATGGTCTTCGGTTGGGCTTTTTTGTTATGGTGAATAATAAGGCGGGTTAATTCCGACCGCCTTATTTCTTCATTTCGTACTAGCCAGTGGGGGGTGTTCTGCCGTTTGGGTTGCGGTCTTTTATTAGCGATCATTGATTGTATACCTTATTCGGGCCGGGTATATTATATTAAATGGCTGAATTGTAGTAACAATGATAACACAAAACGATATTTAGTTAAATGAAAAAGCCGACCCATTGTCGGCTTTAATTAGAGGGGGGCGGTATTTATGAGGCTTCCGGTTTTGCTTTTTCCATCCGTTCGCCTATTAGTTCATAGATCAGCGTCAAGTCGTCAGCGTTGAATTTATCAATTAGCTTTGTATACATTTTCCGCTTCCGGTCGCGCCGTAAATCTTTGTTTAAATCCCCCGTTACATTTGGCGGTTTGTTCGCTTTTTTTAATGTGTTCGCTAAAGTTAAGTCCGCGCCGGTATTTTTGGGTTTTACTTCTTCAGTAAATAAAGATGGCTGAATAACTTT